ATAAACATCTTGGAGTCTCCTATTGGCTCTTTGGATGGAGACCTTGCTGCTGATAAGATGAAGAATGCTGCAGCTGCTAAGAGGCTTGCATTCGAGGATGCATTGTCTATACTGCAGGGCATAGAGGATGAACGTACAAAGATTGAAGAAGGCCCAGTTACCGAGGTAACGCTAGGGGCTTCTGGTTTTGCAGAGGGAAGATCGAAAAAGCAGAATGGTAGACGATAAGTACGCACTATATCGAATATGCAATGATCACGTATCTAAGCAGCTACTTACGTCACGTAATGGGCGTAAGGAGTGGAAGTACGGGTATGATCCAGAGACGGATATGGTTGTCATATCAAAGACTGGAGAGATAGGTGACATCTACGAAATCAACCATATAAAGATTGCACTTCCAAAGACTCCAAAAGATATACAGAAAGGTGCCAACAGGTGGGTGGCAGAGGAGTACCCGAAAGAGCTTGCACGGATAAAGGATGTCTTTCAGTGGAATAAGTACGACAATGCTTTTAAGGCGAAATGGGTTGACTACATAGAAGATCAGTTTGACAGGCGTGACAATGGGTACTGGTTCATGAATAACGGACAGCCGTCATACATAACTGGTACCCACTACATGTACCTTCAGTGGTCCAAGATCGATGTTGGTCTTCCAGACTTTCGAGAGTCTAACCGCATCTTCTGGATATTCTGGGAGGCGTGTGTTGCGGACATACGCTGTTTTGGAATGTGCTACCTAAAGAACCGCCGATCTGGATTCTCATTCATGTCATCTGCAGAGGTTGCTAATACGGGTACCATATCAAAAGATGCTAGACTTGGGATATGTTCGAAGACTGGTCCAGATGCCAAGAAGATGTTTACAGATAAGGTTGTTCCTATCGTTAGGAACTACCCGTTCTTCTTCAAACCTATCCAGGATGGTATGGATAATCCAAAGACCGAACTAGCGTTTCGTGTACCATCTAAGAAGATTACAAAGAAGAATATGTATGAGGACCACGGTGATGATATCGAAGGTCTTGATACCACTATCGACTGGAAGAATACATCCGACAACTCATACGATGGTGAGAAGCTATTACGACTTGTAGAGGATGAAGCTGCTAAGTTAGAAAGACCTAATAACATTCTAAACGGATGGAGGGTTCGTAAGACATGTCTTCGTTTGGGTAGTAAGATCACTGGTAAGTGTATGATGGGATCAACATCGAACGCACTATCAAAGGGTGGTAATGAGTACAAGCAGATGTACTATGACTCTGATCCGTCAAAGAGAAATGCAAACGGTCAAACTAAGTCAGGTCTTTACTCGCTGTTTATCCCTATGGAGTGGAACTTCGAGGGGTATATCGACGAGTACGGATTCCCAATATTTGAAAATCCGAAGACTCCAGTTGTAGGTATCGATGGAGAGTTGATACATAACGGAGTAATCACATACTGGGAGAACGAAGTTGCAGCACTGAAGAATGACAGCAACGCACTTAACGAATTCTACAGACAGTTTCCTAGAACAGAATCTCACGCATTTAGAGATGAGTCTAATCAGTCTCTGTTCAACCTTACGAAGATATATCAGCAGATCGATTATAACGACTCTCTAATAAAGGAACAGTTCCTAACTAAGGGCAACTTCCATTGGAAGGATGGAAAGTTGGACTCTGAGGTTATATGGACCCCAGATAGGAACGGTCGATTTATAGTGTCTTGGATACCGCCTTCAGCCATGAGGAATAAGAAGGAGGTGACAAGGAATGGAAAGTTTATGCCTGGAAATTCACATATGGGTGCGTTTGGATGTGACCCATATGATATATCTGGAGTTGTAGGTGGCGGTGGATCGAATGGCGCACTTCATGGAAAGACAAAGTTTCATATGAATCCAGATGCCCCTACAAACCAGTTCTTCCTTGAGTACGTTACACGTACACAGACAGCAGAGATATTTTTTGAGGATGTGCTTATGGCGTGTGTATTCTATGGAATGCCAGTACTTGTCGAGAACAATAAGCAGAGACTCCTGTACCACTTAAAGAACAGGGGCTATAGAGGGTATTCTATGAATAGACCAGATAAGCATACGTCAAAGCTTTCAAAGACAGAGATTGAACTTGGAGGTATTCCAAACACGTCTGAGGATATTAAACAATCCCACGCTTCTGGAATAGGAACATATGTTGAGAAGTATGTTGGGTACGATCTTGAGGGTACATACAGAGACCCAGAGGAGATGGGTTCTATGTATTTTACGCGTACACTAGAGGACTGGGCTAAGTTTGATATCAACAACAGAACAAAGCATGATGCCTCCATAAGCTCTGGTCTTGCAATAATGGCAACTCAAGGTCCACTTTACGAGCAACCGAAAGAAAAGTCAAAAATTATCATTAATTTTGCAAGGTACGATAATAGTGGGCCAATGAGCCGAATTAAGAAATAATGGATAAACCAGAAATCATTGTAAAGGCACTACCGTTTCCAAGCCATACAGCTACGGAGTCGGAAAAAAGATCTAAAGATTACGGGCTAAGGGTAGGTAAGGCTATAGAGGGAGAGTGGTTTTCACGAACTGGTTCTGGATGCCGTTACTTCGATAGATATGCTGACTTCCACACGCTAAGAAGATATGCTCGTGGTGAGCAGCCTATTGGTATGTACCAAGACCTTATGAAGGTTAATGGAGACATGTCTCACTTAAACCTTGACTGGAGGATTGTTCCTATTGCAAATAAGTTTGTTGACATCGTTGTTAACGGTATGTCCGACAAGATGTACTCTATAAAGGCACAGGCTGAGGACGTTACATCTGCAGAGAAGAAGAATCTATTCCAGCAGATGGTTGAGGCTGATATGTATGCGAAGGACTTCTTGAAGCTTACAAAGGAACAGTTTGGTGTTGATGCGTACAATGTCAATCCAGAGGAGATACCAGAAAATGATGAGGAGCTAGGTCTATACATGAACCTTAACTATAAGGCTGGGGTAGAGATCGCTTCTGAGATAGCAATAAATACAATATTTGAGCTAAACGATTATAATGATTCAATACGCCCAGCAATACACTACGACCTTGTTGTATTAGGTAAGGCAGCGGCAGTACATGAATTCTTCCCAGGTGTAGGTATACAGTTGAGATATGTTGACCCAGCTAACCTTATTCATTCGTACACAGAGAAGTCAGACCATTCGGACTGCTTCTATTTCGCTCATGTTGAAAATGTACACTACACGGAAATCAGAAAGATCAATCCAGACATAACAGACGATGAGCTAGATAAGATCAAGCTATGGGGTGCGTCATGGTATGGAGAGTATCCAGAAACGGGTCAGTACCTTGACAGTCCTTTCATGAACGAGACCGTATCACTTCTATTCTTTAGCTATAAGACTGACAAACGTTTTGTATATAAGAAGAAGTACTTAAGCAACGGAGGGGAGAGAGTTATAGAGAGAGATGAAACCTTTGTTCCAGATGGAGAGGGGGATATGAACTTCGAAAGAAAGGACGTTATTAAGGAGGTTTGGTATGAAGGAGTATTGGTATTAGGGTCTAATTATCTAATTAAGTGGGACTTACAGAAAAACCTTGTTAAGCCAAAGGCTAAGATGGATCGTGCTCTACCTAACTATATTGTACACGCTCCACGAATGTATAAGGGTGAGATAGATTCTACTGTACGTAGAATGATTCCTCACTTGAATCAGATTCAGTTTACTCACCTAAAGATTCAGCAGGTAGCACAAAGAGTTAACCCAGATGGTATATACCTAGATGCTGACGGTCTTGCTGAAATCGATCTTGGACAGGGTTCAACATATGGCCCTCGTGAGGCGTTGGATCTATTCTTCCAGACTGGTTCTGTTATCGGACGAAGCAACACACAGGAAGGAGATTTCAACAATGCTCGTATTCCAATCCAAGAACTGGGGTCACGAAGCGGTTTTGATAAGATACAGTCACTAATTACACTATACAACCAGCACCTATCTATGATACGTGATGTTACTGGACTCAACGAAGCTCGTGACGGATCGCAACCAGATAGCAGAGGATTGGTTGGACTACAAAAGATGGCTGCAGCAGCTAGTAACGTGGCAACTCGCCATATACTAGACTCCAGCATAAATATTACAAAGAGACTTGCCCAAGGTATATCTCTTCGAATATCTGATATACTCAAGTATGCTCCTTTCGCTGATGAGTTTGCCATGCAGATTGGTAAATACAATATGGCGATACTTGATGATATGAAGGATCTTCCGCTGTCTTCACTTGGTATCTTTATTGAACTTGAGCCAGAAGAGGAAGAAAAGCAAAACCTTGAGAATAACATTCAGATAGCACTAGGGCGCAACGAGATTGGACTTGAAGATGCCATCGATATCAGAATGATAAAGAGTATCAAGATGGCTAACCAAATGTTGAAAGTTAAGAAGAGAACAAGACTTAAGGCAGCACAGAAGAGAGAGGACGAGCAGTCAGCTATCCAGATGCAGATTAACATGCAATCACAACAAGCTGCTGCTGAACAGAAGATGCAGACAGCACAGGTTGAAGCTCAGGCAAAGATTTCTGTTGAACAAGCAAAGGCTCAAGGACAGTTGGCTATTCTCGAAAGAGAAGCTCAACTGAAGCTTATGTTAATGGAGAAGGAGCTTGAAATAAACATGCAGCTAAAGGGCATTGATACCCAGGAGCAGATGAAAAAGGATATGGAAAAAGAAAAGGCTAAGGATGAGCGTGTAAAGAAACAAGGTACCGTTCAGTCTAAGCTTATAGAACAAAGAAAGAAAGATCTTCCAGCGATTAATTTTGAAAGCTCTGAAGATGATCTATCTGGTTTTGATTTGAATTCATTTATGCCTAGATAAAAAAAAAAAAAGAGAGATGAGAAAGAATAAGACAAGAGTTAACCCGTATGCATCTGGAACAGCAGACAAGTCTGGATATGACGTAAACTATGGCGTTTCGATAACGAAAGGACCAGTTTCTTTTGATATTAGCCAAAGTAGGGGTACTGGATATAGCCCAGAGACTGATGTAAATCTATCATTGAGCATTCCTATTACGCGGAGAGTTAAGGACAAGCGAAAGAAATTGTAATGAAGAACGTATCAATACAAGGAGTAAAACACTCTGTAAAAAAGAACAAGAGTGGTGATATTGTTGTAGAGCATACTAACATTGCGAATGGCAAGTACGATAAGATTAATCTGACTAAGAAGGCTGAGGTTAAGACTGTGTCAGAAGGAATTAAGGCCACTAGAGAGTGGCATAAGAAGAATCCATACCATAAGGGTAAGTAATATGAAAAAAGGATTGTACGCGAACATTCACGCCAAAAGAAAGCGCATCGAGCAAGGGTCTGGTGAGTCAATGCGTAAGCCTGGCACCAAGGGAGCCCCTACAGAAGGCGCATTTAAGAAGGCTGCTAAAACAACTATTAAGAAAAAATGAAGGATTCAAGGCTAGATCGAGCTGGTGTACTTGGGTTCAATAAACCGAAGAGAACTCCAAGTCACCCAACAAAGTCTCACATAGTTGTGGCGAAGGTTGGTGACATTATTAAGACGATCCGTTTTGGACAGCAGGGCGTAAAGACAAACCAGACCGCAGGTCAGAGAGAAGCGTTCAAGTCTCGTCATGCAAAGAATATTTCAAAGGGAAAGTTGTCAGCGGCTTATTGGGCCGATAAGGTGAAGTGGTCTCCATCGAAGACTGCGCAACCAAAGAATAAGAACTGGGTAAAAGGGTCTTAAAAACGTGCATTACTTTTTTCGTTAATTTTGTAACAATTTAAATATAAATACAATGGCTGAGGAGCAAGAAGAACAACAACCAGAAATCATTGTACGTCCGCTAGACGAACGTCAGGAGAGTAAGGTAGAACAGGAAAAGAGATTCCTGCAAGAAGAGGAAGAGAAGCAGCAAGTAGCTGACGAAACAGAAGATAAACCAGTATCAGAGGTGGTTGAAAGACCAGATCTTACTGAAGATGACGTTCTTTCATTTATTAAGAAAACAAAAAACAAGGATGTAACATCTATTGATGATCTGTTCAAAGAGCCAGAAGTGGTTGAGAGAGAGCAAGAGATTCCATTTGAAGATGTAAAGGCATTCCTTGAATACAGAAAAAAAACTGGACGAGGATTAGACGACTTTATCAAGCTCAATAGAGACCTTGAGAAGGAGGATCCGAACCAGTTACTTGCTGACTATTATCGCACCGTTGAAGATTTTGACAATGATGATATCAAGGCTATGATGAAGAAATTCTCATACGACGAAGATATGCATACAGATGACGAAATTGAGGAGCGCAAGTTGGCATTTAAACGCGAAGTCAAAAAGGCAAGAAAGCACTTCGAAGGTCTTAAGGAGCAATTCAATGTACCTATTGAGTCAAGAGATACATTCGTTCCAGAGGAAGAGA